GGGAGCATCTGGTAAATCCAAGAGATATTCAATTTTAGAAAGGATGTATAGTATGTTATTTGAACACAGAGCAACAACGAGTGGCTGGGTCGGGGTATCTGGGAAATTCTCAGGTATTCCGTCTAACTACTACGAGTCGCTGGCTCATTACCTCATGACGTTTGAATATGAGATGGGATATTATGACCTTCTTCGCCAGGGTGGCGATCGGTCTAATCCGTACTCAATTTTGACGTACAGAGGTAGTAAGCCTGTGCAGGGCAATCAACTTGCCCTAAACAGCTATTTGAGATACAATCAGAGAGTAGCCCATCTTCGGGCGTTTCTTAATAGCTGGGATTTCTCCTCAGCTAAATACTCTCTACCGGACGAAAATCCGGTGTATCACAATAACCTGTTTGGCACGGTTCGAAGTAAAGGCGGTGGGCAGCAAGCATTACGAATTCCAGATGAAACTGGACATTACGATCCGTTTGTTGTTACACCTATTTACAGAGGACTCTCTGTTCAAATGTTGGAAGGTTGTCCCGTAGTTGTGGAAGGCGATCTCGTTGAATACGACACTCAACTGACTGGATCGATGTTGTTACATATCGAACATTCAAAGAGTGCAGTAGACAATGGAGATTGCGACTACACTAATCAGGACTACCGCTATTTCTACTGGGATTTCCAGTACGAGCTAAATAGCTACGGAGATGGAATTTCAAAACTGGCGTACAACACAATGCTGGTTTATCCTCCCCGTAATTCCAATTTTATACGTGTGGACGCGTATGCCATGAAGTTTAGCTTCGGGTGCGTTCCTGTAGACTTCTGTCAAAGTGGATTAAATCTGCTTGACGAGATAGCCCCTTGTACTGTCAGCATTGATGCTGATGTGTTACTGTACAACACGTATTACTATTATACAACGCCTGTTGCGGCGATGAAAGATGAATGTCCTCAGCGTCTTAGTTTCGACGATGAGTGGTCAAATTCAGGGCAGGGGGGTTCTCCTCTTGTTCTGAACGGCACTTCCTTCCTTAGTAGCGTACCAAACTTAAAAAGCATGGTGCCATCTATGATAGGATTTAGCCCCGTTCCTGGTGATGTAGTAGTTACTGAACCAGGGAGAACGTTCGAATCATTTTCCGCTTCTGTCCAAGGGTTGTTTCGTGATGCATATCCATTAAACGCGTTAAGTTTCAATGACGCTATGGAGACTGCATACGAGACCGTTAAGAGCGATCACATTGAGTTCATCAGTGATCTTCGCGATCTTATGGAGATAGTTGATGTGGTGCGGGCGCTAGATGCGCTTCGCAGATCACCCATAAAGGCAATCCGTGCATTACGCAAAGCACCTCGATTGTCGATATTCCACAAGCTGTTAAACTTGCTTGCGGACTCCACCCTTGTATATTCCCTTGCGTTGGCGCCCACTGTGAGCGACGCCACTGATACAGCTGATAAAGTAGGTAAGATAGTCGCAAAATATTCTGATAGTGCTATCTGGGGGAAACCTCAGTTAGCGAATGGTAAGGCTTGGGTCACTGTTCCCAGTGATCTTATGCCCGCCCCATTCGATGGCACTATCTGTATCGCGCGCACTAAAGTCAGGTTCAGTGTTGATCCTGACAGCTACCTATCAGTCTGCCTGCCTCTGAAGTCCCTTGGATTACTTCCTTCCCTCAGCTCATTGTGGAATAATATTCCCTTGAGCTTTACGGTAGATTGGGTTGCCCATGTGGGCAATTCGCTGGAAATCATAGACAATGAACTCCTTCTTTTGGGAGCAAACGTCCAATGGTCGGTTAATTCCGTTAAGTTTATTTACGGATTCGACGATGCCGATATGCAAGATTTCTCATTCGACATTATTTCCAAGGACCAGGTCGGGAACCTTCGCGCGGGCTATAGCTACTACGAAAGGTATGCGATGTTCAGCATGCCTCACGTAGGCCCAACGCGTTTTCCCATTTTAGGAGAATTTAATCCCCCTTGGCTTACAGCCGGAGCTTTAGCCTACAAGTTGTTTCTGTAGACTATCCGAAGCCAAAGACACCAATCCAGGGTCATAGTGACCCATTTATGTTATTTAGATGGAGGAAATTGTTGTCCAAGGTCTCTAAGACCGCGTTTCCACATCATTATACCCCTGTGTTACTTGAAAGGAGTACACAATGTCTAACGCTATGAAATACATCAGCCTCTGTTCTTCGGTCGATCGGGCTATCGATATAGCCTATCCCAGCGTCGCTGGGTTTGTAATCGTCGACACGAAAGAGTCCCCGGATGGCTTGACCCGCGAAACCGTGCTTCAAAAGCTCGGTAATCCGCCGGATGAGCCTGTCACCGTTCGCATCGGTATCTACAAGAACCCGAAAGCGAATGATGGCCGGGGCCAAACGAATTACTCTATCAAGGGTATTGGCATTGGTCGTTGGGTTGACGCGGATGAAAATCCAATCGTCGATGACCCTCTGACTGGTACCATTGCCTTCTCAGTGCCAGGCGTCCAGGGTTTACCCGCGGCGACCACCGGCACTGCAGAGTCTCATTTGGTGCAACTCCTCAGCCTTTTGTTCCTTTTCGCTGTGCCGTTACACAATGAAGTGAACGGTAACAGTGGCGAGGCAACAATTGCGGAATGGAGTCAGTTCTTACCCATGGGTATTCTGACCACCGCTGCTGAGTCTCACGGAAGCTGATCTTGGACCAACGTACGCGCCTTTTACGGGAGCGTTACGTGTTCCGGGTGTCCGTGCCCGCCCTGGGTGGACGGTTTGAAAGCGACCTCGATAGATCGCCCACTCACGAAACACTGACAGAACGTTACGGGAGCAACGCTGCTTCCGTAAAGTTTCTGTTGGTTACATGGACGTCTCTTCTCTCAGATTCACCGTTGGGAGCATCTAAGGACATACACACCATCCACAAGTTTTTCACACGTGGACAAGCTGATGTGTATGCTCTTGTTGCAACTTACGCGGATTTGGCTCACGAGTTGACGAAGTCGTTGACTCGCACCAATGATGGCATGACTGCCACATACCTGAAATCAATGGAGAAAACCCCGGTTTACAGGGAATACCTCCACTTTTTCAGGACCCGCGATCCTTTGGTTCTTAAATATCTACTTACGTTTCTATCCTTTGGGAAGAAGACGTATTTTAAGAACCCAATGTTTAACGCCGATGCATTACGCAAATGGCGCGGCATTGAGGAACGGTTAGGATCTATTCAATTGTCTGTCCCAGTCCTTAAGAACTTGCGCGTCATCGTTGACCGCTTATTCACTGATTGGGATTTCGACCAATGGCTACCAATGTTTTCCAATGGTGCCGTTGCCGAACGTAAGGTAAGGGGTGTTATGGCTAAATCAGCCAACATGCGCCTTTCACCCATGATCGAATACCTCTATCTCAGAGGGGATAATATCATGGGACCACCTAACGAAACAGGCAGTACCGGATATCCTACTTACGTAAGTAGTCTGAGAGAGTCCCTCGGGGATCAGTACCCCGCGGAGGGACAAGAAGTATATACTACTATTCCTACAAAATCCAGAAAAGCTAGTCGCCTTAAATTCGTACCGAAGAATTATAAATCAGTACGCTCCATCTGCATGGAGCCCAATGTTGTTATGTGGGCGCAGCAAGGAGTTAGGCTGGTGTACGAGGCTCATCTCAAGAGAAACAAGTGGTTGAAAAATCATGTTGATCTCGAGAGACAGGAGGTGAATCAGGAAGGAGCTAGATGGGGTTCTGAAACGGGCCTCGTCGATACTATCGACCTGAGTTCAGCGTCTGACAGCGTGATGTGGAAGCTTATACAGGCGGTATTCAAACCCGCCGTGCTGAAACATTTACACGCTACGCGAACTAGTCTAGTAGAGCTACCGGACGGGACGTGGATGAAAGTCCACAAATTCGCCCCGATGGGATCTGCGTTGTGCTTTCCGGTGCAATGCACGCTCTATACTGCTATCTGTATCATGATAGGCATCAGCTGGGCTTATTGTAGGAATTGGCGGTTACCAGATTGCTTCGACGGACTTGACCTTGATGAAGCCTATAAAAACAGCTTCTTCTTTAAGGCAGGTACTAGAGAGACGAGAAGGTTACAAAATCCGCTTATCTACGGCGACGATATCATCCTCGATAAGAGAGTGACGTCAAGCGTCGTGGAATGCCTACAGATGCTGGGATTCGATGTTAACGTGGAAAAGTCATACTTTGGTGACGAAGCTTATCGTGAGTCTTGCGGTAAGCATTTCGCATTAGGGTATGATGTAACACCGATGATGTTGAAGATTGGCGCTGTATTTGAGGACGGGGTCGAACCGAAAGTGTTGGCAGGCATAATAGACCAGGCTAACCATGCTTTTCAGTATGGTTATCTAAATCTACGTGCTCACCTTATCCAGTTCTGTCTGCGATACCCTATACGTGGGTTCAATGATGGACGGAGACCTTTCGGCCGTAATCCTATCTTGTTTACCACGGATAAGGATGCGACATTTGCTTTACACTGTGATAACCCGAGGAACACGCATCTTCGAAGTCGAAACTTCGATCTAGATAGCGTCAGTACTCCCGATAAGATCCGGAAATCGGATACTCACATCGCGTACCAACGGAGCGAGTGGGCCAGTGTAACCCTCAAACCATGCAAAATCGTCAAACATGACTCTACTGTTGACGGTTTTAAGTATATCGCATGGTGGCGTTCTAAGTATGGACATACCACGGAAAACGATGATTTCTCATCGGGTATGCCCACAGCTGACGCGCTTAGTACACGCGCCTCATGGAGATGGACTCCCATAGAGGCATAAACGTACTTACGAACAGGGCGATCTGGGG